ATTAAGGGATTTGCGGGCGGACGGAACCGCTGCGGTACCAGTCACCACCACGATACACAACAGACCCGCCATGCGGGCATTGGCTTGTGACGAGGAAATCTACTGGCCTTCTTGGACAATGGACCCGCAAGACGCTCCGTACGTATTTCTTTCGGTGCATTACACTGCCGAGCAACTAAGGGGCAAGGTGGCGACTGACGGATGGAACGAGGATTGGGTGGAGCATGTCATAGAAACCACGAAGGGACGCAATCCGTCCGATGAAGTGAATTACAGCAGAGAGCGTCATCGCACCGCGAACATCGACAGGGACGGTGGCGACGATGACACGATTCGTTGCATCTATGCTTTTCAGAGACTTATAGACGAAGATGGAGTCAGCGGTATATACTGCACCGTATTTCATCCTGACGTAACGGAATCTCACGAGGTATCGAAACCTTGGGCAAAACACGAGTTATTGCCTTATCGTCATGGCAATTATCCTTTCGTCGTTACGAAGTTGGAGGAATGGTCGAAGCGATTGTACGAGACACGCAGCTATCCTGAGATTGGCAAGAGTTGGGAACAACAACTCAAGGCGGAGATGGATGCGGCGGTGGATAGATTGAGTCTCAGTACGCTTCCCCCGCTTGAACATCCAGTCGGAAGAGCGCCAAGCAGGTGGGGACCGGGCGTCAAGGTGCCATATCGCACCCCCGGAGAATACCGCTACGCCGACACACCTCGCTATGATGGGTCAAGCGTCGAGATGCGAGAGAACATACGACGCATGGCATTCGAGTATTTCGGAAGAAATTATGCGGGCATCGATCCGCAAGACGTTGCGAACAAGCAACAAAGCTTGGTGGACAAGTCCTTCGGTCACGTAAGGCAAGTCATGGATCAAGTATGGAGCTTGTATCAGCAATATGGCAGTGACGTGGAATATTATCGAGTGATTGGCGTCAATGACGTTCAACGCTTTGACAAGGGCGCGGCGGGCGAACGCTTTGATTTCTATTTGCAATTCGACGTCGGCTTGTTGGACGGCGGTCAAATCGTGGAGCGCGTGAAGGCGATAAGCGAAATGGTGGGAGCATTGGACAAGAACGGCGTCGTGGATACCGAGAAACTTCTTGGCATGGTGGTCGAGCAAACTTTGCCCGGAGCGGCTGACAAGATCATACAGCCCAAGGAAACTGGCATAGCTCGCGCAGTGGAGGAAGAAAGAGCTACCATTGCGGAACTAATGGCAGGCGTACCACCTAACGTTAAACCCAATGACGCTCATCAAGTGAAGTTGCAGATATTCCAACAATGGATGAGTCAGCCCGACATACAGGAAAAGATAGCGGCAGACGAGGCATTGCAGTCTAGGGTGCAAAACTATTTCCAACAGAGAAACTTCCAAATGCAACAAATACAGAATGCGCAGATTGGTCGAACTGGCGCAAACCCCACGCAGTTCGGACAAACAGCTACCGCGCAAGGAGGATAACATTATGCGAATAGAAAATATATCAGGCGAATACGCCATAGTGGATTCATCGACTGGCAAACCAGTTGCGGGCGAGCAGCGTTACAGGCAGTTGAATTTTGCCGAGGAGCGGGTTCGTTTGTTAAAGGAGCAAGCCAAACCAATAGAACGCGCTCGTGACGAGGACGGACATTTCGTCGCCGACGATCCAGAGACGCCAGAAAACGAGGCATACGAAGGTGGCAAAGCTCCCGCAAAGAAAAAGAAACCCGCCAAGAAGAGGGCCACGAAGAAGAAAGCGACCAAGAAGTGAACTGGTTTTCAAAGAGGAAGCGTTATGGTAGCATGGAAGAAGAAGAGCTTCGAGCCATGTTACAAGCTTTGCGTGACAATTCGCATTTTAAGAACTTCGTGGAGCATATACACGAAAGAAGGGAGAACTCGATCAGAGCGTTGCAGACCGAAAAAGCCATATCATGCGCTAATCGTCATTTCATGGAGGCGGGTAAAGTCGAAGCCTTCGACGAGCTATTGGATGACATGGAGCTATGGTGGCGCAACTTGCTTGACTAATGACTTTCATTGGAATAACTAATGACTAACTGGTAGCACCCGAATGGGAAGGAACCTGAATGACTGAAGAACAACAAGTGGTAAGCTCCACGGCCCAACTGGATTCACCGCAGGAAACTGTGGCTGAAGAGGCAAGCGTGGTGAATGAATCGCCCTCTGACGAGGGTGGAAGCGACAATATGTCCTTGAGCGAGTTGACAACTCAACTGCTCGTCGAGGATGAGAAGCAGGAAGAAGGCGGGGAATCGGCGGTTGAACAAACTACCACCGAGGAAACGCCTCAAGAAACTGAACCTGAAGTGGTTGAGCAATCTGGTTTGGTTGCGCAAACTGACGAAGGCGAGACTGACAAGAAGCAAATTCTTGACCAGTATGGAATAGACTTGGATAACTTGGGCGAGGAAGAGGCGATAAGTCTTGGAAAAGCCCTGCGTACCGAGTCCCTCAAGCGCTTTGGACGCCTTACGGCGCAGAAGCGAGAGGCTGAAGCGAAGATTGCCGAACTGGAAGGCAAGGCAAGCAACGCAACGGAATCCCATGTTTCCAATGAAGATGACCCGATGTCCGAAGTATGGACAATGGAGACACTTCAAAAGAAGGAAACCGATCTCCAGACGATAGAGGATTGGGCTGAAGACGCATTGCAGTTGGAAGCTCAGTACGATGACGACGGAGAGGAATACTTGGTCGAAACCGATGGCAAGAAGTACACCAAGCAGGACTTGCTTGGAATACGCACCAACGCGAAAAAGATGTTACGAAAGGGAGGGGCTTTGGAAAAGCGGAGTCAATTCCTTGCGGATCGTCAGAACTTCGATGGTCAAGCGTTGCAGTTCTTTCCGTGGATGTCGGACGAAAGTTCGCCTGAATACGGAGAGTATCAGCAATTCGTGACGCAAGAGAAGTACAAGGGGTTGCTTGATTCCATACCTGAAGCGAACGTGTTCGCGGGTTTGGTGGTCGAGGGCAACTTGCGCGTAAGGGAAAGAAACGCCACGGAAAGCAATGGCAATGGTCAGGCTCCCAAGGAAAAAGCTATTACGCCTGCATTGGCTGACGCAGCTGCTCCGAAAAGAGCGTCGTCTGGAGACGGCAACCGCATTCAACAGCAAGTGAAGCAAGCTAGAAAACAGTTCGAGCAAACGGGTTCATTCGCATCTCTTGCGACTCTTCGTGAGTTGCAGGGTAAAATGAGTTAATAACATTAATTGGGAGGTAATAGCAAAATGGCAACCGCTACTAGCTATAACGTCGCGGGCAACCGCGAGCAAATTCTAGACGTCCTGACTATTCTTGAACCGGAGGAAACCCCTGTGGTTTCAATGGCCAAAAAGTTGTCCGCATCCGCTACTTTCGTAGAGTGGCAGGTGGACAACCTTGAAGCCCCCGCCTTTGATGGCGTCGGAGAAGGCGAAGATGTGTCAGCGTTTTCAAATAAAGCAATCAACCGCACGAAACTAGGCAATTACGTCCAAAAGTTTCGTCGCGAATGGCGTGTTTCTGACATACAGGAGTTGGTAAACACAGCAGGTGTATCAAGTGAAGTGGCAAACAGTGAAGCCAAGTCAATGCGTGAATTGAAGCGCGACTTGGAATCCGCTATTTGCTCTACGCAAGATCGCCAAGCTGAAGCCGGTTCAGGCACACCGTACAAGACACGGGGATTGGGCAGTTGGCTCGCCAATGGCGGGACAGCGGGTTCCGCTCCGAGTGACTTGCCGTCGGCATATCAAATGCCGTCAGCATCCTTGGACAGCAATGCCACCGTACTGGAGTCACACTTCAACACAGTGGTACAGTCACGCTATGAATCAGTTGGGAACGCCAATGCCAAGCTTACTTTGGTTGCAGCACCTGACCTGAAGGCGCAGATCAGTAACTTCACTCGTTCCGAAGGTTCTTCGCGAGCAGTGAACTATCACGTCAACCAAGAGGCATCGACCAAGCAAGTCACCTTGTCAGTAAACGTCTATGACGGAGACTTTGGTTTGGTGAATATCGTGCCTTCGTTGTTCAATAACCGCACAAGCGGCTCGAACACGATTGACGACGATTGGGGATACTTGATTGACCCTGATCTTATTGGGCTTTTCGTACTTAAAGCGGAAAGCAACACGGAGCTTGAGAACCAAGGAGGTGGTCGTCGAGGTTATACTGACGTAATCGCCGGGTTAGCTTGTTTCAATCCTCTTGGCTTCGGTGTTTTCGAAGGATAATTTCAACATATAGGAGGATTATAAAATGGCTAATACTGACGTAACTCTGGGAAATTCCCGCAAAACGACCTTGAGCAATCAAGAGCGCGCGCAGGGATTCACCCATAAATACACGATCAAGTACACCGACATTGACGAGGGTAGCGGTTCTTCGGACACCGTGACCGTTGCCTTGGGCAGTACGCCCACGGATTTCGTCATCACGAAGGCTCTGGTGAACGTTACCACTGCTTTCGCCGGAACGGGCGCATTGGCGATTGAGGTTGGAACGGACGGCGATCCGAACAACTTCATCACGTCCACGAGCGTTGCTGCGGTTGGTCCCATCACCACTGGCGCGGGGGCTACCCCGACCACGTTGGCGGGAACCTTTGCCGCTGCCGCTGATGCCTTGGAGGCGTTGTTCACCAACTCGTCGAGCGGATCACCGTCCGCTCTTACGGCGGGTGAGTGTGACATTTACCTCGCGATGCACTCGGCTAACAGCATAGGATAATATTCGTACTTAGGTACTAGGAAGAGGGGGGGCGGTACTATTCCGCCCCCCTTTTACCGACTTCGATATGAGTGATATTCTTATACCTAAATGGAAAAGCGGAAACGGTTCCGCTTACATGCAGGGACTGGAGCGGCACATACGCCACCACGTCGACTTGGAGAAGTTTGAGTCAAGCAAGAGAGCGCAGGAAGCGAACTTGGAGGCAAGGGCGATGGGTAACGCCAAGGCGGATGGATTAGGTCAATTGCAAATGGTGGTTCCCGCGAGGGAATGGCATAGATGGAACGCCCAATATCCGGGTTGTTGGAACGACAAGCAATTCGTGAGAGAGTTCATGCGTGACAATCCCGAACTCAAAGCAGAGGGTGTTAGACCATGAGGACCGTAACTTATTCCGAAATACAAACCAAGGTACAGCGTTTGATGGAAGTGGATACGCTTATATCCACGGAGCAAAACAGTATCCTTAACGGAATTAACAAGTACATGCGGTTCGCATGGGAGCGGGCCCAATGGCCTGAAGTTACGGATACTCGCCAACTTGCGGTGAATGGCAGAGTGGGTAGCGTGACGATAGATTCAGGAGGAGCAAGCTACACGAGCGCTCCGACCATAGCATTTTCATCAGGCGGAGCAACTGCCACGTCCACAATAAACGATGGCGCGGTAAATAGTATTTTGCTTACGGACGGAGGGAGTAACTATTCGACTGCTCCCACCGTGACGTTGAGCGGGGGCAGCGGAAGCGGCGCCACCGCCACGGCAAACCTTAATTTCACCGTGGATTACGAGGGGTCCGATCCGTTTGTCGGAGACTTCTTCGCCATATACAAGAGCGATCCTTGGAAGTCGGCTTATCCAGAGGAGTTGCCCTTTCGTTTGAATGCCGATGGAGCATTGATACAAAACAAGTCGGACTCGACGCCAGTGTTCGTGCATTTTCGCAAGCGCTTCAAGGACTATACGACGACTTCCACCGATTTGCCGTATTTATTCAAGGAATATGCTGCGCATGGAGCATACGCCGACATGATGTTGGGAGTAAACCAACATGACAAAAGTAACAATGCTCTAGGTATAGCGGAACAAATGATGTTAAATGAGTTGGATAGGTTGGAGAGGCAGCAAGACCAACAACCGCATTCAAAGATAATTACACACGTTAATCAACAGAACAGGATATATTAATGGCAACTCAACGTATAACAAACTTCATGACCTTGGTGTTGGATCATACGCCGACATTGGACACGAACGCCTACGCCCAACATGACATATTGTTCGACTTCGAGGCATTGACCTTGGGCGCCGGGGCGTCCGAGGCACGTCCAGTGCGGGGAACGATCAACAACTTCACCTTGTTGGACAAGGACGACAACGGCAATCAGATCACGGTGTTCTTTTCCGATG